ATGCCGAATAAAATCTTCACTAAATCGTTCCTCATCTGGTACTTTATGAGCTACCATAATCGAACCAACGATTACATTACTAAAATCAATAAGTATCATTAGATCACCTCAAGTTTAGATACATTGGTTACAGAATCTAAACGAAATGACCTCCACGCACCTATATCAACATCCCATACGGGTAATACTTCATCATTATTCTTTTTATTATTGGTACTGGTTTCAGGAATAAAAGTTTCATGTAATGTACAATGCATTAATCTTTCCTCACCATTAACCTTATTAAATGTTATTTGCATTACATTCTTTTGTAAATTTTTAATCAATGTTTCACGTTTCATAATATGACCTTTCAATGTGAATATGGTAATAGCCCTTCGTCAATAAATTCTAAAAACTCCTTTTCTGATTCGTATTGATGAATCTTTACACGGGAATATTTTTTCAATAAATCTATTCCCTCTGTATTCTTATAATCTAATTCATAGTAAAGTTCCTTTATGCCTGATTGTAAAATCAATTTAGCACAATGCAAACATGGTGCATAAGTAGTAAACATATATGAATCTAAACCAGACTCATTTGACTTAGCCAATTTTAAAATAGCATTAGCTTCTGCATGAAGTACCTCTGGTTTAGTTTCACCATCCTTCTCACAAACATTTGAAGCACCACTTGGCATTCCATTATATCCAATAGAAATAATTCTATCATCCTTGACAATAATACAACCGACTTTTAATCTTTCAGCAGTTGATAACTGTCCATAGATTCTAGCAACTTGTAAATGAGCTTCTATGAATTTCTCTTTCATGCAACTGGCTCTTCAAACTTTTTGATTTTCTTTTTAAGAATATCAAGTCGTTCCTCAATATTTCTATCTACTCCATGTTCTTTTTTAAATTCTTCCTCTGAATGTACCTCAAACTGTCTATCAATAGTTTCATGTATATAATCTGCACCCTCAACTATCATATTTTTTGTTGTTGCAGCGTCTTTAACAAGGACATTGATGTTCTTGGGATTCTGTATCAATAACAATCCCAGAGCAAGAAATAACATCATAATAATAAGATTCTTAATCATTAGAATACTCCTAACAGTATAGTTTGGGCATTAATTCTACCCGTCAAATTTTGCTCTTTGGTTTTCATATCTTTCAACTGCTTATTCAAAGAGCGTTTGTTTAAAACCTCAAGAACTTCTTGTGGCTTTCTTGCAGTTTTTTGAATTGATGTATCTTTATCAAAGTTTTGTATAGTACAACCTTTAACAGATAATCCTCTAATAGAATTAACTGCGTAATATACACCAAGTGTTTTATATCTGGTATTATAAATCCATAATTCATTAGCACCAATAACTTTCTCTGAATTAATACTAACCAATTTCAAATCAGAAAATTCTTTTTGATATTTTAACTTACTAACCAATCGTGTCGCAGAAAGAGTTTTCTTCTTTCTAGGCTTTCTTTGAGCCGTAGCATTTTTAATCAGTCGGTCAATATCATCACAGATCACACCATAAAAATCCATCATCTTTTTATGATACTTTGGTTTTAAATGACTCCATGCTTCCATATAATATTCATCATCTTTATTATATACATCCACAAGTTCATTATAACAATCTACATAGAAAGGTCTCATTTTTCGTGCATGAACACTCTTACAACCAAGATCGTTTAAATGAGCATAACAATCATATTTAAGTTTATAATTACTATTAATAAAATCATCAACCTTTCCTTCAATTTGACCAATATATTCTTCCATCTGCTCTCTGATTCTATCTTGAATATTTACTTTTGGCTTTTCTTTCTTTTCTTCTTTTGGTTTTTTCCATTGATTCACATAACTAGGATCTTTAGGTGAACCATTAACAATTTCAACTGCTCGTGTAATACCATCATGGCATAACATAAGATCATATACTTTGGCTACCATAATATAAATTCTCCTTCACCCCACAAGTGCATTTTACCTAATCCAAATAAAGCAATTAGAATTACAATAGTATTCAACATAATTAAATTAACACTACTCCTCATATACGCATTAATAATATGCAAAGAAGAGCCAATCAACTGAATTATAAAAATAGTAGTAATACAAACATCATCACCATACCAAGCCATTAACAGATAAATTAAAATAAATGCCAATGAACCTAGAGTTTCACATATTAATCGGAAACGATTATACTTCCAATCATTAACTAACCATTTTGTCCAAACTTGTAACATATCAACCTCAATTATTAGAAACAGTCATTGTATATTTTGGTGTACTAATGACCCATTCTGGATATTCTGGATTTTTATGCTGTTCTGCCATTTCGTCAGCATTATCATCCAACCATTTTTCATATTCTGAATCCGTATATTTGCCTTTTTCTCTTTCGTGAGCATGCTGTTTTTCCATTTCACGATTATACTTTTCTTCATCCGTTTCTTCAAATTCTATTTCTTCTATGGAATCTAACCATTGCTCAAACTCATATTTATCTTTTTCATAATCTTCCCATTGATCGTCCCAAATACTCATTAGAAACTCCTTTCAATTTTTTTAATAGGTACTACTTGTTTACATTGTCCTTTATAAACAATTTGACTATCATGTGCTAAACGCCAAAACGATATACCAACATCAAAAACTTTCTTCATTTCAGTACAATGTCTAGCTTCATTAAATGTCAATTTAAACTCATGTTGTGCAGGTTCACCGTTTTCCAAAAAAACAGTTAATACTACATAAAGAATCCATTTCATAATACTTACTCCTTATACAATTATACCAATATTATACAGATAATAGCCTCAAGATACAAGGAAGAAATGTAGCTGTAACTTATTGTTTTTAAAGGGGTTATGAGACATCCATCTAAGTTATTGTAAAATAAGGACTTATAAACCCTTTATTTACTAGGGGTTGGCTGTGGTAGCTTTCCAGCCAAATATTGGAGCAAATCCAGCACTCTACAACAATAGCCATACTCATTATCATACCAAGCCATCAATTTAATAAACTTCTTGTTTATAACTTTTGTAGATAGACAATCTATAATGGCAGAATGGGAATTACCGATATAATCCACCGAAACTAAAGGTTCACAGGAAACATTAATAATACCCTTCATTTTACCTTTGCCTTCTTTTTCAAATACAGAATGTAAAGAATCAACATCAACTTCTTTTTGTAATTCAATAGCCATATCCAATAACGAAACATTAGGAATAGGAACTCTGATTGCTTGTCCATCTAGTTTACCTTCTAACTCTGGTATAACAACTCCAACATTTTTGGCTGCACCAGTAGTTGTAGGTATCATGGACATTGTTGCAGCTCTTGCTCTTCGTAAATCTGGATGAGAAGAATCTAACAAAGTTTGTCCCATTGTAAAGGAATGTATCGTAGTAACAAAACCATGTTTAATCCCATAGTTATTTTGTAATACTTTTAATATAGGTGTTAAACAAGTAGTCGTACAAGATGATGCAGAAATAATATTATGTTCTTTAACTTTGTAATCTGTTTCGTTTACTCCATATACTAATGTTGCATCAACATCTTTTGCTGGTGATGTTACAATTACATTCTTTGCACCAGCTTCTAAGTGTTGTTCAAGATCATGTTTGTTTGTAAACTTACCAGTTGAATCAATAACAAAATCTACTTCCAATTCTCCCCAAGGTAATTTGGAAGGTGTTTTTCTCGAAAAGTTTGGAATAGGTGGATGCCCATTAATAATTAGATTTTCTAATTCATAAGAAAGTTCACCGTCAAAATGTCCATGAACTGAATCATATTTAAATAAATGAGCTCGTACATCAACAGTAGTTCTTGCATTAATTCCAACAATATTATATCTATCATCAGTTATTAACTTACGAACTAGATTTCTGCCAATTCTACCAAATCCATTAAATGCTATATTGATCTTCTTCAATTTGTCTGCCATAATTTCCTTTCCATCTTACTTCAAGTTTCTTTTTATGCACACTAAAAAAATTATTCATTTCAGTAAACCAATATTTCTTATATATTGCACCATAGGCCTTTCTACATTCCATACAACTTTCTTTAGGATCATATATCTCTGTATCAAATAAAACATATGTGCCTTTTCTTGTTATCTTAATAAACAATAACCATAAATCATTTTCAGATATAACATCATGCTCAACTTGTTCTATCCAATTATCTAGTCGTGCTATTGAAGATTTTGCAAAGAGTAGATGGAAAGGAAAGTCTGCATAGTTCTTACATTCTGCAAGAAAATATGGCCAGTTGACAGGTGGTATAATATCACCTCTGGCTAACTTGATTTGTTCTTCCGAAAGATAATCTTTTCTATGCTCATTCTTACCACCCACATATGCACCGCTGTTTGGCACTCTTATGAATGATTCATTATATAAACCAGACAGAAAATTACATACATCTCTTTCCCAACCATAGCCTTTAGCTTTACTCTTTGAAGTCATAAATGGAATCCATCATCCTCATCTTCATAATCATCTTCTCTAAAATAAACAGGTGAAGCACAAAATATACAAAACTTCGGTGATGGCATATCTTCATCCAATTCTAAACAAAAATTATGACCGCAAGAATCACAATAAAATCTTACTTCGTATTCATCCATTGATTAACCCCCTGTAATATCCACAATCTCACACTTATCTCCGGTACAAGAATATTCTTGTGAGCCTCTAGTATGATCTTCTTGTTCAAATTTATTAAGACCTACCCAATCTATATTTTTTGGCATGGATTTCATAAATTCTTCATATTGTTCCTTTGTACAATCTTGATATGGTGCTTGTCTATATGAATGGTCTGCATATGGTAAAAATGAAATACCAGAAATCATATCAAAATGCTTATACACCCATGCACCTACTTCAATCCATTCTTCATTTTTAACTGTAATAGTAACAGATGGTTTATGTTCACACCAATGTTCCTGATATAATTTCCAGAACTCCAATTGCTCCAATGCAGTTTTATCTTTCCTGCAAATAGCATTTTTATCACTCTTAAACGGAAATGAAAATACCCAAGTATGTTCTGGTTTTGTAAAATCTTCCTCGTATGGAATATTATTCTCAACCATAAATTGACAAATAGGATCTTTCTTATCACCACGAACTGTCCTAACATAATAAGGAGCATGTCTTGAATGAATACCAGAAGCTGCATCAACTAATTGTGAAACAGTACCAGATGGTTTAACACAAGTAATAGCCGCAGATGGTTTAATACCCAATTGCTTAGAAACTTTCTTATTTGTATCAATTGCAATTTCTTTAAAAGAACGCAACAGACCTGGCAATTGTTCTTGATAAGCTTGTACTACTTTATCTTTACCATATGTACCATTAGTATATTGATTATCCATAATACCAGTTAATGATACACCAAGCAATGCTTCTTCCTCACAATTAGATTTCCACTCTTTAGATAAGTAACGAAAATCAGTCAATGTTGCTTGCCAGGTTCCGAGTACAGTTGCAAGTCTTACTTTTTCTTTTAAACTGTCTGGTGTATCACTTGGTCTAATTACAACCTCTGTTAAATTACAAAACTCTTTATCTCTTAGAATAATTTCTGAACAGGGATTTGTACCAAAACTATGACTAGCATCTCTACGATCACCAAGTTTCTCTACTTGTTTCTTTGCAGCTTCACGATTAAAGATACCTCTTTCACCAGATTTAGATTCAATCAATGCCATCCATTCTTTAAGAAATATATTTACATCTGGTGTTTCTGTATAAACAACGGAATTATTTGATAAAGAACGCTGGTTATTATCCATCCACCATTGACCAGACTTAGCTTTTCTCATTCTTTCATCTGTAAGATTAGACAAAGAAATCAAAGCAGACCTCCGAACACCACCAACGACAACAATCTCTGCAACTTTACACATAATGTCATGGCACTCCATAGAATTAAGTTTTCTACCAAGTGCTTGTCTAAATGTTTCAACAGTAAATCTAAATAGATTATCTAATGGTTTGGGACCTGATGATCTACCACCAAAAGTTTTTAATCTTTCACCAGCATTACGAATCTTAGACAAATCCCATTTAGGTATCTGTCCTGCATATAACATAGAAATTAATTCTTTATATGCCTTTGCCCAACCAATTTTAGAATCTGCAACAACAATAGTAGTATCAGTCGCAAATAATTCATCAGAAACTTCTGGAAGTTTTTCCACCTCTCTGCGTTCAACAGAAAAACCAACACCAGTTCCACACATAAGAATAAACAAACATTCATCAAATGCTCTTACTCTATTAACAGCTAAGTATGCACAATTATATCCAGCAACATTATCTCTAGTTAATGCTTCACCAGCAGTCATTAATGATCTCATTGACGGCATAATATCCATATTCAATACAGCTTGTTCTAATTCTTTTCTACTAGTCTTTACTCCTGTTTTTCCCTTTAGATGTGTTTCAAAAAAATCAAAGTATCTCTTTACTGTTTCTTCCCATGTCTCTCGTCTATTTTCAGTCGGCAACCAACGAGCATATCTACTCAAATGTATAAATTTTTGATAATCAGTCATCTCATCCATGCTTTTTCCTCTATTTTAATTTTTCTACTAGTTCGTTCCATTCCCGTTTACTTAATCCAAAATCAACATCTTGAGCATTTTTAAGATTTTTAATATACATTACCATCTCCGGCCCATATCGTTTCATGGCATATTTTAAAGCAGTCATTTCCATTCTACTCATACTTACAGAATTATATATATAATCTTCAAACGCCTCTGCAGCTGCAGGTACTTCTGGCTTTACCATTTCATACATCACTTTTGCGTAATCTTGTATCTCTTGTTGAGCATGGTCATCCATTCTTAACCTGCAAAAATGAAAAAAGTTGTGCAAGTCAATTTTCCAGTAACACTCCGTATAGTTTGAAACTGGTAAAACTGTTCGTGCCAACTCTCTTGTTAATCCACCATGTGCTACTGATTCATTTCCCAATAAAAAATCATATGCCGTTAGACATTTATCTTTAAATTCACGAATCGTTTGTTGATATTTTACTTTCCAAGAATCAGATAAACCATCACCACGACCTTGATTATTTGTTTGTGATTGTGGTTGAATATAATCCAATTCAGGAACATAACAATCATTTGTCATTATTGAGTATCTACCAGAATACTCATTGAGGGATGCTGTTCTATGTCTAACCAACTGCCTCATCACAAAGATAGGAAGTTTCAAATGAAATTTTAATTCCACCATTTCAAGTGGGGAAGTATGTTTATGTCTGACAAGATAACGAATAAGATTTCTATTGTCTGATACGGAACGAGTCCCCTCCCCATAACTTACCCGTGCCGCATCAGCAATAGAATTATCATCACCCATTACATCAATGAGTCTTACGAATCCGTGTTTATGAACTATTTGTTCTTTTACTTTCATTATCATCATCTCCAAAAAGTACCATCTTCATATCTTCAAAAGCTTTTCTACGATAACTAGCTTCACTTCGTTCCCATGAAAAATGACCTGATGTATTATTTTCTTTTTCTCCGTAATGTTGAATCATTTCATCCAAATAACTCTTTGTTTGTTCTCCTGATAAAAGCATATCTTATCTCCTAACATTTTTGCCACCGGGAAAGTTGAAAATTTGCTTGCAGACCAGAATATGTATTATTATCTATAATATCTATAATGTCTTGAGAAGTCATGCCACTCAAAATCATTTCATTTATATCCTTTTCTTTTATATTATCTGGCCATATACAAACACTATAACCATTGATTATTAATTTCTTCAATGCGTCCATTATCTGTTTGTTACGTTTCTCATTATCTAATACTATAATACTGTTTAACTTAACTCCTTTAAAATTTAAACCAGCGATTGCTAAACAATTGGGTAGAAATAAACTATCTAAAGGTCCTTCTACACAATAATTCTTTTTAGTAATATCAAGTCTTTCTTGGCCATATATTAAGTTCTCTACTCCTTCTAATTTGATTGTTATATATTTAAATTGCTCCTTCGGGTCAAACGACCTTCCTTGATAACCAATGATGTTATTGTCGCTATCAAAAAAGGGTATTACCAATCTGGGTGTATCATGGGCTACAGACTGAAATTTATTTGGAATAGTCTTATTAGTCCATGTTTTAAATCGAATACAAAAATAAAGTTTACTAAAATATTTCTCTGGTATCTGTCTATTTACTAGATACTGTCTAGCAGGATGATCCTCTGCTAATGAATCAATTGATGATAGTCCCTGTAAAATTTTATTGAATTTTGGTTTGAAGTCAAACTGAGGTGTGATAACTTTTGGTTCATCTTGTCTCTCCTTGTATAATTCAGCAATATATTCTCTATGTAAAACAGGATTAACTTTTTCCAGAAACTTACTAAAGGTGGTTCCGTAGTCGCAGTTATGACAACGATAAAAGTATTTATTACCTTTCTCATATATAAAACCACGACGCTTGTTCTTATGCTTCTTTGAATCGCCACATTCTGGACAACGAAAGTTCCAGAGGTTTGTGTGATTCTGTTTGAATTTTTCTAATGAAGGTGATAATAATTGTATAAATTTTACATCAATGTAGCTCATAATAAATTCCTTTACATATCCTCCCGGTAGAAATTCCCGAAGGTGGTAGTAAAAACATCCTTCAAATTAACACTCTCTTGTTTAACATAACCATCTGATGGCAACTTACCATTTATATATAATTCTACCATTGATAACAAACCAATGGCAGTTGTATATTCTATTGCCGTCATATAACGCCCATTGATTCTCTCCGGTTTAAACACTTTGTAATATGTTTTCTCTGTATATTCATTCTGTATATTACCACCAACAGATGCATACAATATCACGGTATCTTTTCTTGTCTTAGGGATATGCTTCTTAAAAATACTAGTGAGTTCTGCTTGAGGAATATTTAAATCGTTGAAAAGGAAATCAACATAATCGTGATGGCCTATTCTTCTTAATGTTTTATAATTTGCCGTGACATATGGATATATGCCTGAAAGAGTTTCGGCAAAGGTGCCGATACCACCAGAAGTATGAAATGCTTCAAACTCACGACCATCAATTGTAATTGTCTCATATCCCGATAGTGCTGGAACATAACCAAATTGTCCTCTTTGTACTACTTGACAATCTCCCAAGTATTCATTAACTAGACCATCACCACTCCACGAACTATGGTATCGTAATTTGTTTGTTGCGTTCTGTGATAAAGCACCAACTCTAATCTTTACTTCTTGTAATTCATCAAAGCCAGTAATTAAATCATTTGCTATTACAGTAGACATCCCAGGTGCTAAACCACAATGTGGCATAGTGAAAGGAATGGATTGTAATTCTTTTATATAGTTATCTAATGCTTCATCTTCGGATAAGTCGAAATAGGGAACATCAAAATCATAACAATATTGATATAGAGCTATGTTCTGTGTATATGGAAGTGCGTTGATGATAAGTGTTTTATCTTTAACGAACTCTTTGAATTGAACCGATTTACCAGTTCCATCTGATTCATATGTTGGTTTTGTTACAGGAAGTTTAACGAAATCAGGAAAGTCTTTCTCAGCTTCATCAGCGATAGAAATTTTATATGAGCTACTGCTACTAACAAGTAGTTCATAGATAGCAGTACCTATTCGTCCTGCCCCAACTATCCCTATGTGAGTTTCATTATTCATAAGACCATTATAACATAAAAAATATGATTATACAAGGAACTTAATTTATTTCTATATCTGCCTGAGAGAAGATATATCCTGCAAGGGTAACTATTGTAATAATTCCCCCATATATCACCGCTTTCCATTTCTCCAAGGCGGACATTCTTATATCCAACTCTGAAAATTTGTCAAGAATTTCCTTATGTATCCTCTGCTGAAATTCTGTTTCTGTAGCAATATGAGCATCTATTCGGTCATTAACCTTTTGAACCTTTTCACCTTGTTCCTTATGCTTAGACGAAATATGCGTCTTTAAAAATTCTGTATCTTTATCTTGTTCTGTGATTCTATGTTTTAAATGCTCTAAATCTTTGCCCAATGTTATATAAGCAATTTTACTCTCATTGGACATTTCTCTTTTCTCGGACATCTATCTGCTCTCTTGGCAATCTTCTATTTGTTTTAACATTGAATTTTCTGTATCGAATCTATCTTTAATCCATTTAGGTGTTACTTCATAATTGCCGTTAGGCAGTTTACTTATTTGGCTCTGACCTACCACTCGAACCTGACCTTGAGCGGTCTGACAACCATTCAAACATAGTATCAATATTGTCCACATCACCATCTGCGAGAGCATTGTCCATTTTCTTTTTTCGCTCTTGAAATTCTTTGAAGCTTGCTTTTGGTTTATTCTTTTGAGTTCTATCATAAATCTTTAACCCCGTTGATAAAATATTACCGATTAATGAAAACATTTTTAGTCATCCTTTTTTCTTGTTGCTTTAATAAAATAATCTCGTTTAAATAATTTATTTGTAGGCTCAAACGCATCTGCAAATTTCTCTGCAATAGCTTTTTTAATCGTAGTAGTAACATCCAAACTGGCAATTACATCAGCTACCATCTGATAATGCTGTCGAGTCATTTTTGCTGCTTCCTCTAAACGTGCTTCACAAAGTTGTTTTTCACTTTCTGAAACTAACATATTTTTAAAAGATTTCATTTTTTCCCCTTTTTTACCATGATTCCTGATTTACCACCATCTGTTTTAGAATATTTTCTAAGATAAAGCATATGACCTGATTTTTCATGTTGAACAATAATAGACTTATTAGGATTCTTTTTTGCATATGCATAAATCCGTCTACCTGATTCACTATTTACATCAATATGTTTAGCCCATCTTGCAAATTTACTTTTACCAAATTTACACTTTGAAAAATCTGCATTATTTACTTTAAAGACTGGCATACTAGCAAATGTTGCATCAGGTTGAATAGTTGCAACACTATCTTCTTCCATCAATGCTTGTATAGTATCTTTATCCAAATTCATTTCTTTTGCAATTTCTTCAGCAGATTTACCCTGATCTATTAATTTATGCAACTGATCCATAGTCTTTCCATCATACATAGGTTTCTTCATTTTTTTCTTTTTCTTCTTTTTCTTCCAATGTGCAACATCATCACCAGTTCCTGCTACGGCTGCTCCTGTTGCATTAGCTGGAGCATCTTCATTTTTCTTTGGCATAATCTTCTCCGAGTAATTTTTTTAATTCACTATTATCCTCTGCTTCTTCACGTAGGAATACCAGTGCGGCAACAGCATAAGAACCCATCTTAGATTTGCCACCCGGTATCTTTTCCATAAGTCTTTTCAAATTGAAAATGAACCTTATTAACATAGTATAAGATGCTTTTTCTTTACTATTTTTTAATTCTCTTGCTTTTCTTAATACTTTACCCTTTTCATCAATAATACCAAATTCATAAGCATCTTGTTCTTTCCAAGGCTTTACTAATGTGGTAATAATTCTATATGTGATATAGGTATCAACAAGTGCAGACATCTATTACATACCTCTTAATTTATCTATAATATTGTTATCCAGACTTATTTCAGTATATTGATCTAAAGATAATCTATTTAAATACACTAAAAAAGTCTTTAATATTGGATGAAATTCTTTTTCTACTTTATAAAATAGTATGCGCGTTGCAGCTTTATTGTCAAAAACATTATAAAAGGTAACAAGATGATTGATAATTAATCTTTCCTTTAAGACTTTATCTTCACTATATCTTTTAAATAATCTACGAATATAATGGAGTCTTTTTATATCTTCAAAAAACTCTTTAATATCTTTACAATGTGGATTATCATAATGAAGCAATGCAAACATCATATAATTACCTTGTGTCAATTCACTAAAATTCATAAAGCCTCTATTCAGGATGTAATTTTAAATATCTCTCTCTATACCAATCATCATAAAACTTGTATATAAAATCATTGGTTTTATCCACACCACGCCATTCCGTATCATCAACATACTTCCAGTATGTCCATCTCTTAATTACATAATAAACATAATGCTCACCTGGAAGTAACCAATGATCTCCATTATCTGTTATTGCATAAACACAATTATCTTTACAAGCATAAGCTTCAATTAATGAATAGGTAACAATAACATCAACTAAGTTATCATTATCTATATCTATATAAAATGATACAGTCCTAGGAACTTCTTCAGGAATCCAATTAATGATTTCATTAACTTCAGGAATTTCTGGTTCGTGTATATGTTCCTTTGCTTGCGCACCACTAACCCATAAAAAGCATAGCAATACTACACCAGCTATTCTTAACATTTGTTTAAAAAATATTACGGTGCAGCAATTACAATAGCTGAATAGCCGATTGCAGTTTTCGTCGCAGCAGTAAATTTCTTTGAAGCTGTTTCTAAGGCAGTTCCCGATACTGCATCAACTAAATCCGGGTCTCCCATTGTAACATTATTTGCAAGATTATAAGTAGTTGCTTGAGCACTTGTTGCAGTAAATCTCACTACATTTCCTTCTAAATTATTTGCCAATGCTACACCATTTATATGCGTTACTGTAGCAGTTACATTTGATCCTGCTGTTGCAGTAAGAAGTACCGTTCCAGCTGAACCTGCAACGTACTTCACAGCTTCATCATAGGAAACTTCAAATACAATATTATTTGCAGTACCATGAGCAGCATTAGTAATAATAGCATAGTTGGTCATTGTTGGATGTTTCAATCCAGTTGTTGCAGTTGCACCAGCAAGGTCACCAATAGCAACTAAAACTTCAGGAGTTGCACTTGTATTATCATTCCCAGAGCTTGGATGACCAGGTTGCATTACCCAACCAGACATATTTGCATAACAATCTGCTCGGTTATAATTTGAATCCTCGCTGTCTACCAAAAACTTAGGTTTATTTGTGGTTGCGTCGTGTGTTGTTCCCCATAGACCCATTTTATTCTTCCTCCGTTAAAAATGTTTTTTCTTCCGTATCTTCTGTATTTTCATCCGCAACATGATCCGAAGGACCTTCTGCACCATTACCATATATTACTTTAACTTTACCATGTTCATCAAGTTCAAACTCAAACTCTTGATGATTTTTAATACCACCTTGAACTTGATTAATATGAAAATTATATACATTACCTTCACTTAAAATCTGTCCTACATTTTGATGATATGCAGCTATCTTACCTTTCATAATTCTCTCCTTTTCAAATAACATAAGGGGGATTTCTCCCCCTCATATCATCAATTATTTATTCTTGTTATTGGCAATGTTTAAAGATAACCAATTAAGAACTGGCCAAAGTTTTCCGATGAAAGGAATTTTTACAGCTTTATTATCTTTTAAAGTCATTGTAACTGCATTAGCAGCAACTACAACTGTTGTAAAAATTTCCCACCAAGATTGTTGAGCCATCCAACCGAATACCATAGTTTCCATAGTGAATACTCCTTTATTTCTTTAAAAAATTAATGATATAACCAACCAGCTATACCCCAACCAAGAAAGAAAAAAATCAATTTACTTAAATGTGGATTCATTTAATTTCTCCTCATTGTGGTTAATAATATTTATACTACTTGTTAAAAATAGCATAAATGACACCAACAGATGCAAGACCAACTAAACCCTGCGCACCCAACATTCCAACGATATGTGTAATATTACCAATAACATCACCACCGATAAAAGGAACTGCTTTGCCAAAAATTACTTGCATGATAATAGCTAATGCGAGTAATGATACGCCAGCTTCTGTTAATTTTTTCACCCAACCAACAACTTGATCGAACATTTGTTTCTCTCCTTTTTGTATTATAGGGATTTTTTATGTTTAGTGTGTAGTCGATATTTTAAAACTATCCCCGTAAAAAAAATAGATATCGACAGTCGTTACTTCATTCTTTTCTGTAATTCTTTAAATACTTGTTTTGCTAGCTTAGCATTTTTGGTCATCAAACCACTAGCAAATTTTTTAAATTTATCTTTCTTTACAAACTCTCGCATCTTAGAACCAGAAATACCTTTAACACCTTCTGCATCAGGATCACGGTCTCCAGCTGATGCTACTGAAAAATCTTTGATGTTAGTTAAATCACTCTTTACATACTTGGACATATTCTTTTTAAATTCTACTACCCTATCACTACCAACAACGAATACAACTTTAGAAAACTTTTTCTTATTTAAATAGTCTAATACATCAAATGGAGTTTTTATATCCATTGAAGTATTTATAATACTTCCAAACACATCTCTAAGAACTTTAACCTTTGTTCTATATGTTAGAGGATTCTTTTTATTGTCCTCTGTCTTAGAAGGAAACACCATAGGCATTCCACGCTCTGATTTAGCCACACTCATAACTTTTTTAATGAGTTTACCATGGCCAGTCGTTGGAGGATTCATCCGACCGAAAGCAAAGACAGCTGTCTTATCTTTTGCTTCATTAAGAAAATCTTTAAAAGTTATCATCTAGTCGCTTTCGTTATCGCCTTCCCACTCTTTATCAATTTCATCATAAAACTTTTTCTTATCAGCACCAGATAATTCAGATGGGCTACTAACACCATACTTTTTTAATTTCTTATCAAAAAATGCTTGGTAAGCTTTCTTATCTCCTGTTACTTCCATCATTTCTTTAAATGTTTTCATCTTAATCTCCTAGTTCAACTTTATAACCTTTTTTCTTAAAATATTTTGTAGCAGCTTTCCAAATCTTTCCATGAATAACAGGCTTATCAAAATACTTTTCTTGAGACTTTCCATCATCATCATCTTCAGGCCATTTCTTTTCACCTGTTTTTCGTTGCATATCACTAATCCATTTCTCTAACTTCTCATTATCAATATTCATATTAAGTGTAACTACTCCATCACCAACATCAATATATAAGGCTCCTTTATACTTACCTTGCAACTCATACTCATCCCCATCACCATTAAGTGCAAAACTAGCACCACCAAATTTTACTTTTTTATCCAATGCTTCATTCAGATAATTTATAAATGTTTTCATCTTCTTCTCCGGTTAATCCAACTTCTTTAAGTGAAAGTTCAACTTTTTCCATACTGATTTCTTTAAATCTATTCATAATGTTTCTATATTTTTTATGATTTGGACAATTACATTGCCATTGATGTAACGCTTCACACTTAGCACAATACCTCGATTTCATTTTAGTAGTAGTCATTCCCTGTTGTCCAATCCTCCTGTATTTGATTATTGTCCCATTCATATAATGCTGCTACCAAATGTACTCTTTCTACTTCACTACCATTAAATTGACTATGGTAATTTTGTGTATCTGCCCACCAGCCTTCACCAACTTTCATATGCAATACTTCTTCTTCAACTATCTGCATATTTCCTTCATCAGTAATTATTGGAATATGTATTCGTGGTTCTGGGTCGCGATGCCAAGATAATGATGTTCTTGGTATTGATTTGTTCAAACGTACACGACCCATTTTTCTTTTATATGTCGCCATACAATAACCATCAACTAGCTCATATATTTCTTTAAAATATGTATGATTAAAAGAATGTATAAATTCTGAATAATCACTTTCATCTAAATCTTGTTGTCTTGCTTCTTCTTTACCATTTTTCATTAAATAATAAATACCACCAGTACCTTCGTAATAACAATCAGGTGTTGGTACACCTTTTTTTCTAGTTAAACATATTTGATTCTTATACTTTGGATTATCAGGCCATGGTGCTATTCTTAAAACTTGTTTTAGTGCTTCTTCTAATTTATCTTGATCGAATGTAAATGGTAACTTTTGAAAATAACGATATACTGTCTGCATAATATAACCTCCAGTATTAATCCCAATCCTTTGCAATAGTAAAATTAGCGTGTGAAAAAGTAAGTCTATCTACTAACTTAACAGCACCACCATCAGCAGAATCAATAGCAACAAATCCCTCTGGTGCTGTTACTTTATAACCATCACCGTCTCTTAAAAATGTTCCAATACCTCTAATTGTTTCTAACTTCTTAACAACCATATTCTTTGCTTCAAGAATACCTAAGTAAGTTGCCATACAAAAATAAACATCATTCTTAAATTTCAGTAAAGTCTTTTTTCCTTCTTTCTGTATATCTTTATATGTTTTTTTACCTTTATCAGATTTCTTTGTATCAATCTCTTGTTGTATTCTTTTCATATAATATACACCAAATTCTTTTACTAGTTTCTTAGTATCAGAAATACCAGCACCAGAGCGAATCTTAGTATTGAAAAAGACTTTCATCCACGGTGCTAGTCCCCACTTTTTCTTATCAGAAATTTCTTTTCCTAAATGATTTAAAAATTTACCAGCCTTTTTAGCTGCACCTGCAATTTGATTGATTTTTTTCTCTAATTTATCTATTTCTTTTGGATTAAATGTAGCTGCATTAGCAGTATTCACATATGCATCATCAAACCAAACATTTTTAGTTTTCTTGAACTTAGTTGAATCAACACCAAAAGATGCCTTTAATGAATCAATAGTGCTTCCTGTATACTCTGTGTGCCATACCACTCCAAGACTTGCCTTTCTCATTTGAGATGCCAAATCACTATCTTCTGGAACAGCATAGGTGATAGTATTAGGTCCGAAAGTCAACATACTGACATCATCAATAGTTTCCTTCTTCAAATCACCTTTAGAAAACATTATATCACCCTGATAGATACCTTTCATTCCAAGATCGGGTAAGTATTTCAATGCAACTTTTATTTTATCTGAAGGACCCGCTGAACCATGATTAGCTTCAATATCTGATTGAGTATAATTTATTTTTGGGGTCTTATTGAACATTGCTTTCGTTGCAACGAAAAACTTGCCGTTCTCTGGATTGATACCAGCAAATATTGCTGGAGCTCCATCCCACTTTACAGTTATGTTCGTTTTACTTTTCCCACCAGATAACATATCCTTTAGGGAATTTAAAAAACGAATAGCTGTAGTCGCACCCTTAACACCATTGTTGATGATTTCATCTTCAAGGTGTTCCATGTGCGTATTTTTATCTTCATTTAATATTTCTTTGAATGATAACATAAACTACCACATAATAAAATTGTTATGTGAAACTAAAGGCTCATAATCCATATAATCAACTAATCTTTTAAAGCTATCACCAATCCATTCTTTTGCTTGTTCAAATTTTTCTTGAATCCAAGTAATAAACTTATTAAATAAATCAGTTACTTTATTTTTCAATTTATCCCAGAGTTCACTAGCCTTATCAAAAATTCCTTCTGCTATTAATTCTTTTTCAATCTGTTCAAATCCTTCATCCAAAACCATTTTGACACCTAAACCAATAGTTGCCCAAAAATTATATATTTTTTTCCCTGTCTTATCTGCACTCCCTTTAACAGACCCTGACTTAAATCTAACATCAGGTTTTACTTGACTAGCAATTTTCTTAACATATTTATCTGATGGTTTTCTAACAGTATGAAAAGCAGATTTAGTTCCCTCAAAATTTGTTACAAGAAATGATGTTGCTGTTCCTTCATTTTTGCCAAATTTCTTTACTCCTGTCATTGCTTCAAATGTAAACTCTTGTGCAAAATCAGAATTTTGTTCAAATGCTTTTCTTAAATCTTTTTTAAATTTTCTATGAAACACATCTATTTCTTCTAACACTTTTCCTTTTGCTGTTCCTATTAAATCTCTTTTATTACCATGAACTTCTTTTCCTTTTTTATCTGTTATACGAAAAGATGTTTTCAAGCCTTTTAATTGTTTTTCTATTTT